ATGACTTTTCATCTACAAGTATTATAAACTATGATGTTGTATTAAGACATTTAGATTTTTTAGACCATATATTAGTAGGTGAAAAACCATTAAGATTTAATCAACACGATAACAGACTATACATTGATATGGACTGGACTAATGATTTAGCTACAGATGAATATATCGTAATCGAGTGTTATAGAAAACTAGACCCCGAAACTTTTACAGATGTTTATAATGACATATATTTAAAAAGATATGTTACAGCATTATTTAAAAAACAATGGGGTGCTAACTTATCTAAATTTGCTGGCGTTGCTATGGTTGGTGGCGTTACACTAAACGGTCAACAAATCTATACAGAAGCGTTGCAAGATATTGAAAAGTTAGAACAAGAGATACGAAGTACATACGAGTTAAATCCAGCAATTATGATAGGATAATGTCATGGCCATTAATCACCACTTTCAAGGCGGAAACGGCATTGGCAACACCAACGAAAAAAGACTCTATGAAGATTTAATCATTGAAGGCTTAAAAATTTACGGCCATGATGTTTACTACTTACCAAGAACACTAGTTAATCAAGACTTAATATTAGGCGAAGATAGTCTATCAAAATTTGATGACTCTTATCTAATAGAAATGTATGTAGAAACAACAGAGGGTTTAGCTGGTGAACAGGAATTAATTAATAAATTTGGTTTAGAGATTAGAGAAGAAACCACATTTATGTTATCTAAGCGTAGATGGAATGACGCTGTAGATAGTTACCATACAATGATAAAAGAGGGTAGACCTAATGAGGGTGATATTATTTACTACCCATTATTAAATAAGTTTTTTGAAATAAGTTTTGTAGAAGACCAAGAGCCATTCTTTCAATTAGGCAATTTACCTGTTTACAAGTTAAGAGCTAGAACATGGGAATATAGTTCAGAGAAATTAGATACTGGCGTTACAGATATTGATAGTGCTGAAGACCAATTTAGTTTAGATGTATTAGCACATCAATTTATGTTAGAAGATGGCACAGGTGCTTTACAATTAGAAAACGATAGTGTAGATGGTACAGTAAATTACTTTATCAATGAAGAATATAACATACAAACACAATCAACTTATGCTGACAATTTAGATTTAGACGCACAAGCAGGATTTAATACTGAAGATACTTCAGATGATATACTAGACTTTACAGAAAGAAATCCATTTGGTGAGGTAGACTTTTAATGTTTGGACATTTTTATAACGAGGGTATGAGAAAAATGACCGTAGCTTTCGGTCAAGTTTTTAATAATATTACAATCAAGAGAACAGGTGCAGATAGCACAAGACAATCAATCAGAGTGCCATTAGCATATGCACCAAAAGAAAAGTTTTTAGTAAGACTAGACCAACAACCAAGTTTAGATGATAGACAATTTGCAGTTACATTACCAAGAATGGGTTTTGAAATTGCTGGTATTGAATATGATGGTAGTAGAAAATTAACTAAAGTACAAAAGTTTAAAAAAGTTAGTTCAAATACAGGTGTTATGAATTTTAATTATATGCCTGTGCCATATAACATATCATATAATCTATATTGTTTTACGGCAACTGCTGAAGGTGGTCTACAAATAGTAGAACAAATTTTACCTTATTTTCAACCAGACTATACTGTTACAATTAATGTAATTCCTGAAATGGGCATAAAAAGAGATGTGCCTATTATTTTAAACAATATTAATTATGAAGATAGTTATAGTGGAGATTTTGAGAGTAGAAGAGCGGTTATCTACACATTAAATTTCACAGCAAAGACTTATTTGTATGGTCCTGCTTCAACACAAAAAGTAATCAAAGAAACTCAATCAGATTTGCATACAGATTTACCAGCAGCTACTAGAGAAGAAAGAATAGTGGTTGTACCAAATCCAGAGAGTGCTGACGCAGATGATGATTTTGGTTTTACAACCACCATATCATTTTTTGCAGATAGTAAAAATTATGACAAAACTAGAGATGAGGATGTATAAATATAAGTAATAGAGAGAGAATAAACTATGGCAATTAGTAAAATTAAAAAGAATTCGTTGACAACTGGTATTATTGATGAAGAATTGGTAACGGCTGATGTCATTAATGAACAAACAGAATTATCAGGTGGTGCAGCTTCAAATGACACAATATTGGTGTATGATACATCAGCGAGTGTATTAAAAAAAGTAACACAAACAAATTTCTTAAACTTTCCTACAGTTTCTAGCGTATCACCTACAAATGTATTAAGTGGTGACGGCACAGGTAATCATACTTTTGTTATAACAGGTTCAGGTTTTACAGGTGCTACTGCCAGTTTAGTAAATGCTTCAGGTTCTACTGTATCTTTTGCTTCTCAAACAGTTGATTCAGATACACAAATAACAGGTGTTATTGCTAAGTCATCATTACCAGGTTCAGGTGAACCTTATGATGTAAAAGTAACGGCCGCTTCAGGTCTTGCAAGTACATTAGAAAATCAAATTAATGTTGACCAATCACCAGTATTCAGTACAGCTGCTGGTTCTTTAGGAACAGTTGCTAACGGTGCAAGGTCAGGTTTATCATTTACAGTTGCAGCTGCGGATCCAGAATCAGGTGGTGACCCGGTATATACATTAGAATCAGGTTCAATACCAGCAGGATTAAGTTTTGCTTCAACATCTTCGGGTGCAGTAATTTCGGGTACTGCTGACGCTGTAGGTTCAAACACAACTTCAACATTTACTATTAGAGCTAAAGACGCTGCTTCAAACACTAGTGATAGAGAATTTTCGATTACCGTAAGTGCTCCAACATATCAATCATTTACATCTTCAGGTACTTTTTCAGTACCAAGTGGTGTATCCTCAGTTGATGTGTTAGTTGTTGCTGGAGGTGGTGCAGCCGGTCCAGAACACGGTGGAGGTGGCGGTGCCGGAGGATTAATTTACAGACCAGGATTTACAGTAACACCAGGTGGAACAATTACAGTAACAGTAGGTGATGGCGGTGTGTCATCAGCTTCAACAGGCCCAGCTGATAATCCTCAACCAGGTTGGACAGGACAAGATTCAGTATTTGGTACATTAACTGCCAAAGGTGGTGGCTCAGGTGGTAATTATCACCCAGGAAATTCTCCAGGCACAGTTCAAGGTGACCCAGGAGGTTCAGCAGGTGGTGGTGCAGCTCCAGGAAGTGGACCAGTTCCCTCAGGAGGTCCAGGTACAGCATTACAACCAACTCAACCAGGCGAATCAGGTAATTACGGTTTTGGAAATGTTGGCGGCGCAATTGCAGCTGTAAATGCTCCTTATTCAAGTGCAGGCGGCGGTGGTGCAGGCGGAGTCGGTGCTGACGGAGGAGCTTCTGCCAGAGCAGGTAACGGTGGTATTGGTAAAGCATATACAATCGCAGACGGGACAACTTCAGTTTATTATGCTGGTGGTGGCGGTGGCGGAAATTATGGTCCTGAAGGTAATTATCCTGGAACTGCTTCACAAGGTGGTGTAGGTGGTCAAGGTGGCGGAGGAGATGGAAACTCTCTTGCTAATGACCAGTCAGGTCCAGGTCAATCAGGACAAAACGGTACAGCAAATAGAGGTGGTGGTGCAGGTTCTCCAACTAGATGGCAAGAAACACAACCTGGTTCAGGTCACACTCAAGCAGGCGGTACAATAGGCGGTAAAGGAATTGTAATCGTAACATACTAATTTTTTTACACTATAAATATTATGAGATATTATGAATTGGCACAACAAAGTATTTGTCTTTGATGACATTGTAAACCTAGAAACTCAAAATCACATAAAAGATTTAATGCTGAATGAAGCAATGTGGTCTTTTGTATCAGATGTAACTAATCCTAAATTAAATGACCAACAAAGACCAGGTTTTGCTCATTGGTTTGTAAAAGATGAAATTATTAGAAGTGATTTACATGACAAGGTTTTACCAATCATAAAAAACTCTCTTAAAAATTTAGATGTTCATGGTGAAAGAAGATACTTACAAGGTCGTTCTTTTTTACAATTACCTTTAAATATTAATAATAGAGAAAAATTAGATGTGCCTCACATTGATATAGCAGACTTTAAACATTTGGTGATTTTATATTATGTAACAGATGCAGATGGTGAAACTATAATATATGAAAATCAATTTGTAGAAAATAAAAAAATACCAAACTTTGAAGACTTAAAAGAAAAAAAAAGAGTAATGCCTAAACAAGGTAGAGTTGTTTGTTTTGATGGTTTCTTTTGGCATACATCACAGCAACCAACAATAGGTCCTAGATGTATAATAAATTATAATGTAATATGATGAATAAAGTAAAAACAATAACAATAGTTGGTGGTGGAACAGCAGGTTTTATTACAGCTTTAATATTAAAACAAAAATTTCAAAACAATATTGATATTACAGTTGTCAAATCGGACAAAATAGGCACAATTGGTGTTGGCGAAGGCACAACTGAGCATTGGGGTATGTTTTCTGATTACATTGGATTAGATAGAAAACAAATTATAAAAGAGTGTAATGCTACTTTAAAATGTGGATTATTATTTACTGATTGGGGTGGTAAAGACTATATGCACGGCGCATATGATTTTAGCACACCTACTTTAGCCGGTGAAAAATCAATGTACTTAAAATTGATAGCAGAAAATAAACAATTAATTGCTGAAGACCATTTTTATACAGGTCAATGTCCAGATACTATGTTTGATGATTATTTATTAAATCAATATCATTTTAATGCTATTAGTTTAAATGAGTTTATGATAAAAATATCAAAAGAAAGAAACATAAAAGTAATTGATGATATTATTACAGATGTTAGATTAAATTACAATGGTGAAATATATGAATTAAAAAGTGAAAAGTCAAATTATAAATCTGATTTTTATATAGATTGCACAGGATTTAAAAAACTATTAATAGGTAAAATGGGTGCAGAATGGGTATCTCATAAAAAATATTTAACATTAAATTCAGCTGTAGTTTTTCCAACTGGTGATACAGACAACTATAATTTATTCACATTATCTCAAGCCATGAAATATGGTTATCGTTTTAGAATACCGACATGGGGCAGGCACGGTAATGGTTACATTTATAATAACAATTACACAAATGTTGATAATGTAAAAAAAGAATTAGAAGAGGTATTTAAAACTGATTTAGATATAAAGAGGGAAATAAATTATGAACCTGGTTATTTAAAAGATGTGTGGATTAAAAATTGTTTATCAGTAGGTTTAAGTGCAAACTTTATAGAACCATTAGAAGCCTCATCAATAGGTATGACAATCCAACAATCATTTTTGATTGCCAATAGATTGCATAATTACAATGAAACAAATATAGAATCTTATAATAGAGAAGTTGAAAACATGATGATTAATGTAAGAGATTTTGTTTTTATCCATTATATGTGTAAACGAAATGATACAGATTTCTGGAAAGATGTAAAAAAAATAGAAGCGCCAGATACATTAAAAGAAAAATTAGAAATGTGGCAAACAAGATTGCCTTTAGATGAAGATTTTAATATGAGTATGGGATTATTTTGGTCTATAAATTGGATTAATATTTTATATGGCTTAGATTTAATTAATAAAGATAATATAAAATATCAATACAATATGTTATCTGATAATTACAAAAAACAATTAGATGATATGTATAATAAAATTATTAATAGAAATAAAAATTATAATTTGATAACTCATAAACAACTAATTAGTAAAATTAGAGGTGATAAATAGTTAAATGGCACTAGAAGATAAAGTAAACGAAATTTTAGGTATAGAACAACCAAAAGCTTCAAAAGAGGAGTTTAAGGCACCTGTTCCTAGAAAAGAAGAAAAAGATAAAACTGACATTGATAATGACCATAAAAATAGTAGAGAGTATTATTATAATCTGATAGAAAAAGGTCAAGAGGCAATAGAAGGTATCTTAAATGTTGCAAAAGAAGGTGAACACCCTAGAGCTTATGAAGTTGCATTAGCAGGCATAAAAAATGTAGCTGATACAGTTGATAAACTACAAGACTTAAATAAAAAATTAAAAGATTTAAAAGAATTGCCAAAAACAGCAAATGCAAATATCAAAAACGCATTGTTTGTAGGCTCTACTGCTGAATTACAAAAGATGTTAAAAAAAAATGAAATTATTGAAGGCAAAGCAGAAACACCCAAAGAAGACAATATTTCCGATAAGTAATTTAAGTTATGTCAAAAATGGCATAATGTTACAAGATATATTAGACGGTAAGGAAATGAATGACGCTGTTCTTATAGAACATGATACAAACCCTAATTATGATTATCAGTATTTTGTTTATAAAGGTAGTAGTAGAATTGAAGCAGCTGTTAAAATGGGATATACTCACATAGAAGGTATAATAATATGAGCACAGACGCATATCTAGGAAATCCTAATTTAAAAAAGGTCAACACACCAGTTGAATTTACTAAAGAGCAGATAGTAGAATTTCAAAAATGTGAAAAAGACCCTTTGTATTTTATGGAAAATTATATGAAGATTGTATCACTTGATGAGGGTTTAGTACCTTTTAAGATGTATGAATTTCAAAAACATATTGTAAGGACTATACATGACAATAGATTCACTATTTGTAAATTACCTAGGCAGAGTGGTAAGTCTACCACAACTGTTTCTTACTTATTACACTATGCTCTATTTAATCCGAATTCAAATATTGCCATTCTTGCTAATAAATCTTCAACGGCTAGGGATATTTTAGGTCGTGTTCAATTAGCTTATGAAAATTTACCAAAGTGGTTACAACAAGGTGTTATAAACTGGAACAAAGGTAATATTGAATTAGAAAATAAATCAACCATAGTTGCAGCCGCCACATCATCAAGTGCTATTCGAGGTGGTTCATTTAATATTATATTTCTTGATGAGTTTGCTTTCGTACCTGCCAATATTGCTGAAATGTTTTTTAGCTCAGTTTATCCTACAATATCATCTGGTACAAAAACTAAAATGATTATAGTATCAACCCCACATGGTATGAATATGTATTACAAATTGTGGGTTGACGCAGTAAATAAACAAAATGATTATGTTCCTATTGATGTTCATTGGTCAGAGGTACCAGGTAGAGATGAAAAATGGAAAGAAGACACCATTAGAAACACCTCACCTGAGCAATTTCAACAAGAGTTTGAATGTGAATTTTTAGGTTCTGTTGATACTCTAATATCGCCGGCAAAAATAAAAGCGACCCCTTATATACCGGCGATTACGAGTCAAAATGGTTTACAGATGTTTAAGAAACCAGAAAAAGAAAGATTGTATGTAACAACAGTTGATGTAGCTAGAGGCACAGGTAGAGATTATTCTGCCTTTGCAGTAATAGATGTTACAAAGATACCTTATGAAGTTGTTGCAACATATAAAAATAATGAAATTAAACCTCATGTATTTCCTAGTATAATAGAAAATGTATCAAAAGGATACAATCATGCTCATATACTTTGTGAAGTAAATGATATAGGTCAGCAAATTGCAGAGATACTACAAATGGAATTAGAGTATGATAATATGATGATGACCACACAAAGAGGTAGAGCTGGTCAAATATTAGGTGCTATGTTTAGTGGTCGTGGTACATCTATGGGTGTTCGTATGACAAAACAAGTAAAAGCTTTAGGCACCTCTAGTATAAA